GGACCACTCAGAACACTAACACAAGACGAAGCAATCAACGGAATTGTAGGACAGGAGTACATCGCGCCACTACGAATGGACACCTCCCCAGGTTTTCCGTTCGTAAAGTTGAGACCATCAGGACAGACAGGACGCAACTTTCTATTCGAAGAAATTGGAATGAGGAAAGACGGCGGAATTCGATACCAACCAGGACCACTTCTACAACGCTATCTCGATGAAATCTGGGATGGCTTGGCACAGGGAATAGTACGTCACAACTTCTATGTTGATACACTGAAGGATGAGAAACGTTCGATCGCAAGATTGTACAAGACTCGCTTTTTCAATGTACACAACGTAGCGTGGCAGATTGTTCACCGGCGCCTCTTTGGAGCAGTTCAAGCTTTCAGACTAGAAGTAGGCTTCAAAGTAGGATCGGCCCTAGGACTAGACATGCATGGACCAGACGCATCCCAACTGATTCATTTCCTCGGAGCCACAGGGAGAAAGTGGCTCCCAGAAGATTTCGCCGAATGGGATGGAAATGTGGACTCCAATGACATCGGAGACCACTTCGAAATAGAAATCGAGTTTATGAAACTTCACGAAGAAGACAAGGTCAATGAACAACGACGAAGATCAAGAGTAGATGCTTTTTTGGACAGAATTCAAATTGTCGACAATTGTGTTTACCGTGCAGTGCAGGGAGTGCCTTCCGGAGACGGAGCAACTTCTGACGCTAATACCGGGACACACGATTTGCTTAACGATGCGAATTGGATTGAACTACATCTTGCAGCTGGCGAGCCAGAAAAAGCAACCTGTGAAGTTAAAGACGAGGAAAGTCACGAAGTGGCAGTCGGCGACGACGGAGGAGGGACCGTTTCTGATGAGTGTTGTGCTGTTTACAACATGATTAATCGTGCTACAATATTCAAGCACTATGGTTATCAATGTACACCACCGACTAAAGACGGTTCCGAACAACAAATGCCCTGGGTTGACATCAAGGATTTCCAATTCCTGAAATGTCATTTTGAGCAGGACCCAGAATACCGAATGATTTGGCACATGAAAATGGCACCGAAGGTAATTCGAGAGCTGACTAATTGGGTAACAATTCATGGTGACGCCCACGATTTGTTTTACTCCAATATGGACGACGCACTCCGATTTGCCTTCCATCATGGAAAGGAATTCTACAACGACTATCGCAACAAAGTCAATAAAGTTTTGCGGGAGGACTATGCGCCCTTACTTACAACGCGCTACACCGACCATCGGGCCGAATTTCTAGAACAATTTGACAAAATAGTTCTTAGAGATGAGGCAAGTGAGGGGGATGAACTAGCGTAGCTCATCTGCCTTGCGTTAACTGGAAACAAATAGACCACAACTGGAATCATCGAAATAATGGATTATGGAACGGAAACCCCGTAACATTTACCCCCATTCTATCTATGTAGTCGTCAGTTTTAGGCCTAGGATGTGAATGAAGTGAAGGATAATTTGCCTTCGAAGTTGAAGCTCCCCTATACCGCCGAAGAACTGGCTTATTTAAGTTATTGGATTGACATCTATCTTCTACTAGTTATTACCTGTAAACAACAACAACGAAAATCTATTATCTGCAACCAGCCGGAAGAGTCACCCCGGCGCCCATTGGATTTCATTTAATTAATTAAGATTCTAAAA